AGGGAATGCGAAGCACGGGAATGGATGAGCCGCTGGAAAGCTCAGCAGAGCGCCAAGGGGACGCAGTGGGCAAATCTTTGGTGGTCACGGGTGATCTTAAAGATCAGCGAGATTCGCGGCCCTGGTGCAGCGCATACCTTGCGTCAAGACATGAAACGACTAGCATATGAGACGAGCCGCCAAGATTGACGCCAATCAGCAGCAAGTAGTCTCTGCGCTACGATCCGCTGGGGCTACCGTTCAGTCTCTGGCGGCAGTTGGCAAGGGCGTTCCTGATCTGCTGGTGGGATTCCAAGGCAAGACACTCCTCATGGAAGTGAAGAATGGCAATAAACCGCCATCTGCTAGGGAGTTGACTGACGACCAACTAACCTGGCATGGGGCATGGCGTGGCGGGCCACTTTCAGTAGTTGACGGGCCAGAAGCAGCTTTAAGAGCATTGGGGGTATTGCGTGATTGATCCAGAACTGTCAGCCGAGCGAATCCGCAACATTGCGGCAGACTATGGCAAGGCAAAAGGCGATAGGATTTACTTGGAAGAATTTAGGCGAAGCAAAAAAGCCATGCTGATGAAAGACTGCCTTTTACTAGGCATTGAGGCAGCAAACGCCCAGGAGCGTGAAGCACTGGCCGATCCTGAGTACCACAGCCTTCTCAAAGGCTTGGCAGCAGCAGTGGAAAAGGAAGAAACTTTGAAATGGGAACTGGAAGCATCAAAAATGGATGTGGAAATCTGGAGAACCCGCCAAGCAAATGAGAGAATGGTTATAAAGTCACATGAATGAAATGCCCTGTATGCGGAACCTGGACGCTTATCAAGGAAACCAGGAAGACGCCAGACAACGGGAAAAAACGTCGATATGAGTGTGCAAATGAACACCGATTCAACACCCTGGAAACAATCCTTCCCCAAAAGGAAGTACGTCCGAAGCGCAAAGCTGCTAAAACTAGTGGCGGGGCTTGATTGCCAGCATTGCGGCAGCGGATCCCAAGTCCAGGCAGCACACAGCAACTGGGGTGGTGGAAAAGGTCGAGGAATTAAGGCAGACGATAACCTGGTGGCTGCACTGTGCCAGGCTTGCCACTATGAGATTGACCAAGGTGCGAATTGGTCAAAGCAGCAGCGCCAGCAAGCCTGGTGGCTGGCCCACATCAACACCGTAGACCTTTTATTGGCCACAAACCAATGGCCTGTTGACATACCTATACCAAAACCAGCACAATTGATTGGCTGACAATGCAGTTGCCAGCTTTCGGGGCTTCGGCCCCATTTTTTTAAGGACACCATGAATCCAGCAGATAAGGTGGAGCGATGGGCCATAGAAAAACTGGTGCCATATGCACGCAATGCCAGGACGCATTCAGACGAGCAGATAAGCCAGCTCGCAGCCAGCATTAAGGAATGGGGCTGGACAACACCCGTCCTGGTAGATGAGGATGGCGGCATCATTGCCGGTCATGGCCGCACACTGGCCGCACAGCGCCTGCAAATGACCGAGGTGCCAGTCATGGTGGCCAGGGGCTGGTCAGAGGCTAAGAAACGGGCCTACGTGCTGGCTGACAACAAGCTGGCCATGAACGCTGGCTGGGACAATGAGATGCTGGCGCTGGAGCTGGGCGAGATTGGTGAGCTGGGGTTTGACCTCGACTTGATTGGATTCAAAGCTGAAGAAATCCAAGCACTGCAGACACCTGACTTTGAGCCAGGCACAGAGGAAGACCAAGGCAAGCTGGATGAACTAGATCCTAAGTGGATTGCCTGCCCACACTGCGGAAAAGAGTTCGATGCTAGGCAAGCCTGAGTTAAAGATTGATTGGGCAAGTCATGAGGCTGCTAAGTATGCTTGCTTAAATTGGCATTATTCAAAAGCTGTGCCTATGCCACCTATTGTAAAAATTGGGGTATGGGAAGACAAGAAATTTATCGGCGTTGTGCTCTTTTCACGAGGCGCAAGTCCCATGCTCGGCGCTGCTTATGGTCTTGAGCAAACTGAATGCTGTGAACTTACAAGAATTGCACTAACTAAACATAAAACAAGCGTATCAAGAATTATTGCAATTGCGTTAAAATTTCTCAAAAAGAACAATCCAGGTCTAAGATTGATTGTGAGTTTCGCAGATCAAAACGAAGGACATCATGGTGGCATCTATCAAGCAGGCAACTGGATTTATTCAGGAAAATCAGCAGAAAAAAACGACTATTTAGGCCCAGATGGTAAAAAGTACCTAAGTCGTCAAGTCGCTGAATCAGGTTACGTTAAACAATTCGGGAAAATGACAAAGGCTTTTAAGAGAAGCGATTGCATTGCTATTCCAGTATTAGGAAAACACAGATACCTAATGCCACTTGACAGAGACATGAGTGCTAAGATTGCACCACTTGCAAAGCCATATCCCAAGCGGGTGAAGCAGGCGATGACTGGCGACCAGCCAGAACAGCGACGGCGCGACACCGATCCACCCGCTCCATTACACGCAGAAAACCAACCTTTCGCGGAGGTTAAAAATGGCAACGAAAACTGAAAAACCCGTACTAAAAAAGCGCGGCCCCAATGGTGGGGCTCGTGAAGGCGCAGGACGACCAGCCTTCGAGCCGACTGATGCAGAACGCAAACAGGTGGAAGCCCTGTCAGGCTACGGCCTGCCCATCGAGCAGATCGCAGTCCTGGTGCGAGATGGCATCCACGTCGATACGCTGAGGGCACACTTTGCCAACGAGCTGGTCTCAGGCAAAGCCAAGGCAAACGGCCAGGTCGGGAAAACCCTGTTTCAGAAGGTCATGGCAGGTGACACCACTGCGGCCATTTGGTGGAGCAAAACCCAGATGCGCTGGGCTGAGACCCAAAAGCACGAGGTCACTGGCGCTGATGGTGCACCGCTGGAGTTTAGGGAAATCAAGCGCGTGATCGTCAAGGCATGAGTGTTCTCCAGCTCCAGACCCCAGAATGGGCGCTGCCCTTGCTGGAGGCCAGCCGCTACAAGGGCGCATGGGGAGGCCGAGGCAGCGGCAAGTCCCACATGTTTGCCGAGCTGATGATCGAAGCGCACATCATGGATCAGAAGCGGCGTAGTGTTTGTGTCCGTGAAATCCAGAAATCGCTGAACCAATCCGTCAAGCGTCTGCTGGAAACCAAGATTGAGGCCATGAACGCCGGTGCTTACTTTGAAGTCCAGGATGCGGTCATCAAGTCCAAGAAGGGCGATGGCGCGATCATCTTTCAAGGGATGCAGAACCATACCGCCGACTCGATCAAGTCCTTGGAGGGCTATGACTGCGCCTGGGTGGAGGAAGCCCAGAGCCTGAGCCAGACCAGCCTTGACCTGCTGCGGCCCACAATCCGCAAGCCTGGTTCTGAACTTTGGTTTACCTGGAACCCACGCGATCAGTCTGACCCTGTGGATTTCCTGTTAAGAGGCCCAGAGCCGCCAAAGGATGCAGTTGTCATCAAGGTCAACTTTGGGGATAACCCTTGGTTTCCACAAGTCCTAAAGGACGAGATGGAGTACGACAAGCGGCGCGATCCTGATAAGTACATCCATGTCTGGATGGGCCAATACCTGACCAACAGCAGCAGCCGAGTGTTCAAGAACTGGCGCATCGAGGACTTTGAGGCACCACCAGAGGCTATTCACCGCCTCGGCGCAGACTGGGGATTCGCAGTAGATCCGACAGTGCTGGTGCGCTGCCACATCATTGGCCGCACCCTCTACATTGACTACGAGGCCTATATGGTGGGCTGCGAGATCGTCAACACTCCCGAACTGTTCATGACCGTACCAGAGGCCGAGAAATGGCCCATCGTGGCTGATTCGGCCAGGCCGGAGACCATTTCCCACATGAAGAAGAACGGCTTTCCCAAGATCATGACGGCTATCAAAGGCCCGAAGTCAGTCGAGGAAGGCATCGAGTTTCTGAAGAACTACGACATCGTTGTCCACCCGCGCTGCATCCACACAATTGACGAGCTGACACTTTACAGTTATAAGCAAGATCCATTGACCGGCAGAATATTGCCGGTTCTAGAGGACAAGAAAAACCACGTCATTGATGCCTTGCGGTATGCCTGCGAGGCCGTGCGGCGAGCTAGTGCCGCCAAGCCCATTGCTTTCACCCCCATCGCCAATATGAAAAAGTGGTGAGACAATCGGGAAAATTGAGGAATTAACCTATGGCCAGAATCTCAAACGACCAACGGCTCTCGAATCTGCACAGCGAAGCCCTGCGCCAGTTTAATGACATCCAGACTGCGCTGCGGGATGAGCGCCTCCAGTGCTTGCAAGACAGGCGCTTTTACTCCCTGTGCGGCAGCCAGTGGGAAGGCCCACTGTGGGATCAGTACGAGAACAAGCCAAAGTTTGAGGTCAACAAGATCATGCTGGCGGTCATTCGCATCGTCAACGAATACCGCAACAATCGCATCACCGTAGACTATGTGTCCAAAGACGGCACAGATAACGAGAAGCTGGCCGAGGTCTGCGATGGCCTGTATCGCGCTGACGAGCAGGCATCCGTGGCCGACGAGGCCTACGACAATGCTTTTGAGGAGGCGGTCGGCGGCGGCATTGGGGCTTGGCGGCTACGCACCGTTTATGAGGACGAAGAGAACGGTGAGGATGACCGGCAGCGCATCCGCATGGAGCCAATCTTCGATGCCGACAGCTCGGTGTTCTTTGACCTGAACGCCAAGCGCCAGGACAAGTCGGACGCCAAGTATGCCTTCGTGGTCTCCAGCATGACCCGCGAGAGCTACAAAGAAATCTACAACGATGACCCAACGGACTGGCCCAAGATCATCCACCAGTATGAGTTTGATTGGGCAACGCCTGATGTCGTGTTTGTGGCTGAGTACTTCAAGATCGAGGAA